GAAACTGCCAGCAATGACCAGTCATTTGCTTCGCTTGGCGCATCTAACAAGAGGCTATCGAAAAGATACTTGTAAAATGTCCCCGACCCTTGGTTTGACGATTGGGCTTCTTTATCGGTTCTCACATACTCCTGCTTCTCGTACTGGGAGCGCATGACAACCTTAACTTTCTTGCTTTGGAAATCTACGCAATATGTATTACCAGGCAAGAAGTTGCCATCGCTGTCCTTGTATCTCACTGTGTCAATTTCAGGGAATCTGGCCATATTAGGTGTGTTTAACACATTGAGCCACTTTCTCCACTCGGCGCATCCACGGCAACCGCTGATGTCTGTCCTGTTGTCACCATACCACCTGTCATGGTTGCCCTCGGTGAAAAACATCGGGACGCTGATATATTTCTTAAAAAGCTGACCAACTCGCCACATGGCATAAGTGTTGCAATCATACGGGGTTGGGATAAACGGCCCTACTTGTATGCACCCTTCCGATAAGTCACCTGCGCAGAATACAGCATCTAGACCGTATTCATACCCAATAGCCCCAAGAAGGATTAGGTTCGGCTCACAGGTTCTCCCTGTGTAATATTGGGTACGTTCTGGCCAATTGTCTTTTATATAAGCCGCAGCGCTTGCCGCGTCGGTGATGCCATCACCTCTGAACTCAATATCAGCATTGATGATTTCTTGGCAAATTCTCTCTACTTCACCCGATGAATACTGACTCTCGACGTCAGCCTTGGTAGGCCAAGTATGCGTGTCGCTGATGACGCCAAACGTCATGTATTTGCCATTCGGGTTGAGTTGGGCAAGTTTATTCAACACGCCGTTTTTTAAGCCGATTTCATAATCCGTCAGTTCGTAGGTGTATTCCTGTTCTCCACCGCCTTGGGTGAAGTCCAAGTTTCCGCTGCCAAGCACGCTCTTGCCACCAACGGTCTTGATGTTTTGACCGCTGTACAGCTTGTCTTGCTTGCCGCCAAGAGCGGCCACGAAGTCATCCCTCGTGTAACCGCTGTCGCCTGATATGTTGACTATATATCCCATGTCAGTCAGTACCTACGGGTATATTGCCACTACCCAACAAAGTAGTGTTGTTGATGGTCTTGATGTTTTGTCCACTGTACAGCTTGTCCTGCTTCGTGGCAAGCAACTGCTCGGCTTCCTGCTGGGTGATGCCGTTGCCGCCAGATATGTTTACGATGTATGCCATAGCTTAATCGGTTATTGCGTTGATACTCTTAAATTTTGCGTAGTTTACATCTGCTTTGTAAGTGTTGACTTGCGATAACGGGACGTAAAGGTCGATTGTCCCCAATCTCGCATCAGAGAACTGATAGAATGCGCTAGTCGAGAAACTTACAAACCCGTTGTATCTCATCGTCAATTTTGTCATCCCAGTGCAACCTCTAAAGCAAGAGTTTGGCAATTCAGAAATGTTCTCGCCCAGGTCAACCTCTTCTATGCTTGTGTGGTTTTGGAATGCAGAACTGGGCAACGATTGAGTTGTGTTGCGCACAATCACCTTCCTCAAGTTGTCGCAGCCCGAAATGCACGATGAAGCGACAAACCCGCTTGCGTCAGGCGGGGCGATGCTCAACGTCTCTAGCGATGTTATTCCCGCTAGCGCATAAGCATTAAGAGACGTGCCATCAGGGATGAACAGATCTGTTATCGCCGTACCATACAGCGGAGACTGCGTTGAGGTGTTGCCAGTTATCCTGTCGATGGATGACGGCAGCTGGACGCAGATAAGATTTGAGTTGCCGTCTAGACGATTCGTGCTACCGCCATACGCAAGGTTTGTGATGCCCGTGAAAAGCCTGAACTCGTTAAACCTGGTAATGTCAGCATTGTTGACCAACTGCACCTTTGTGGAACTTGCCGCCTGGCCATAGGTGACGTGTCCAGAACTGCCGATTTCAATGCCGTTAAGCGCAGCTACCATCGCATCGTCCTCAAACCAGATGTAGTCGCTGTCATTGTGCGCAATCGTGATGGCCTTTGTCTGGGTGTTGCTACCGTATGTCGCCATGACGCTCACCGTGCAATCGTCATGGTATGTCAGCGTGTTCCCGCTTATCTCAACGGCAGGAACGTCATTCAACACACCGTTCTGCAACTTCTTCACGGTAGGCACGTTGCCCGAAAGCGCAAACGTGGCGTTGACCGATGAGCCGTTGTTCGTTGCGGCCAATGTCATCGTGTTCGGTGCAGTGCGTGTGGCCGTGAAATCAAGGCCGTCATCATCATAGCTCTCGTTATTGTAAGTCACCGAAATCTGCTTGCTGAACTCGTTGGCATATACAGTAACCGTGCCGCTAGCCTTTACGGTCAACCTGCCGTCGCTGTTGATTGTTGCGATACTGGTGTCAGAAACGTTCCATGTCACTGGAATCGTGTACCCGCTTGGCGAGAATACCGCCGTGCATTGCATGACGTTTGTCAACACAGTGCTACTTACGTTGATGTCGGTAATCGTTACTTCAACACTGGGCTGTTCATAGGTGACATTTTGCGTCACATCCTTAGATACTGAAGTGTTTTCAGTTGACCTGCATCTAACGACAACGGAATTGCCGCTTGCCCCAGGAAGAACGGTAAGCGTTGCGGTCAACCCGTTTGAAGAAAGCGTGGCATAGCTGTTGCCGGATGTGATTATCCATTCAACGCTTGTCTGCGTGGTGTTGCTAGGCGACAACGTGGCCACAAGGTTGTAGGTGTTCGGTGTGGCGGATGATTTTGAGCAAGAAACCGAAATACCCGTAATTGAGATTTCAGCGCCTTGCACTTCTTGCGCCACGATGTAGATGACATCGCTTTGATATGCGCCGTTCAGAGCTTCAAGCTGTGCCTGTGTGCCGACCCAAAGCCTGTATTCCTTGTTGTCCCTGATGTTCTTTATCTTACTGGCGTTTCCTCCACTTCCGCCTTGTGCAAAGTGGCTTGCAGCGATACGGGAAAAGCCCTGCGCACCAGTCTTGAAGATATAGACGTAATCGCCGTCACCAATGCTTGCTACTTCCTGCGCCTTGGTGTTGATGTTATCGGTTGTTATTTCGTTTGCCATAATCAAATCTGTCCGCTTGTGATGGCATTCGTGTAGGTGCCATCGTTATTCTTGTATCTGATAATCCTTTGTTTCAGTTCGCCGTCAATGATGTGCAATAGCTCGACATAGAGCCTGTTGTCACCGACCGACTCGCCCAATTCCTCAAGCACGACGCCTGACGCGATGTAAACGCCATTAAGGTAGTTTGCGCCTTGCGGTGTGGCGGGATTGGTGTTAGTCGGCACACTGTCGAAATAGTAGCCGTTCCATTGCTTCCACTGGCCGCCGCTTCCCGACTTGAACGTGTGGTATTCGTTCAACGTGAACGTGTCGTTGCGGTTGAACTCAACATTGAGGCTTGACGGGGCGAGATAAACTTCTGGCCATGAATCGGCGTTGTTCATCTCAATTGAGCCGCCAAAACCGAGCTTCCACCTTTCGGTATTGCCGTCATCGTCGTTGAAGTAGCGCCAATAGCCGTCACTGGCCATCTGCATCATCTTGTTTCCGCTTGGGTAATACACGATATATGCGCCTGCGCTGTCCGAATTAAGGCTTGCGGTCTTATACGCACCGTTGTACATATTCAAGACGTTGCTGGCAAGCAGGTTGATAGTTCCTCTTTCGGCCATCAACAGCTCGGTGGCGATAAAGCGCATCGCGCCGATGTTTTCCCAGTTCGTGTTGTCTTCCGTAGGCTCACCAAGCAAGACCGTGCCGTTTGATGCTACATTGACAAGCCAATACACGCCGTCATGCTTGACGCAATCACGGAATGTGGCGTTCCAAACGTAGTATTCACCGTCTTTCCAGTCTCCAAGGAAACGAACCGATGCGCCTGCATCGCCCTTTTCGCCCTTTTGTCCGTGGACGTTGGCGATGACAGGAATGGTCTTTGTAGCGTTGTGCTCGTTGCCGCTTGAAGTAAGAGAAATATTTATATACGTTGAGCCAAGGTGAACACCTTGCTGGAATGTGAAACTGCGATAAGCCGAAGTTTCCGGATTACCACTGTAGCCATCTGGGGCAACAATCGGATCGTCAGAATTGTAAATGTAAATATCGCACCCTGACGCATCAAGGACGCACTGCGTGTCGCCCCAGTAAAGCTGGGCTGTGACATTGATGGTTTTGTCGGCCAGCACGTTGCCTTGCCAGTCGCAGTCAATGACAAAGCTGTCAAAGTTGGTTTTCACCCAAGGTTGGCCAGCCCCGTCACGGCCTACTGCGGTCATGGGAACGCTCTCGACGTCAAGGATGGTGTTCGTAGCCGTGTCGATAAGAACAACGGTGATGCATGTCGGCACATCGGCAAATGCGGGCATTACGTCTAGCAGGTTGCTTGTAGCCTCATACGGGCCGTTGACATACTTGACCTTGACGTCGCTGTTGGCGTTCATCCATGCGGCTGTCTTTACCGACGTTCCTGTGTTGTCGATGATCTGCACCTTGACGTCAATGGTTGACGGGGTGTAGATTCCTTGGTCTTTACTGATGGCGTTTGCCGACAACAGCAGCTTGTAAAGCGTGGCATCGGTCACCTCGGTCAACGTGAAACGCTTTGCCGTGCTTTCATAGCGCACGCCCGCATACTTGACGACACAGGCGATGTCAAAGTAGTACCTGCTGTCATCAAAGTCAACGTGCTCGCCATTCAATGCCTCGATACGCACCTTGCCCGACTTCTGGATAACGGCTTTCATGCCGTTGACGGCGGCACCACGGAAGAAATATTCCTTTGCCGTATTCGTACCCTCTACGGTGATAGTGCTTTCGCTTGCGTCTGCGGTGACGAAATTGGTCTTTACGGTAGTTGATATGATGCTGGCCTCTTGACCGTTGATGTATGCCTTCATCTCGCTCTCGACTGGCAACACCTCGTAACGCTTTGTCTGCGTGCGGTAGGTGATGCTGTCCATCTCGTTGGTCAGGTCAAAGGTGACGTATGAGTAGTCAAGGTGCGTAATCTTGACGTGGTAGCTTATTTGCGTGCGCCAACCGTTAGCGGTGACGATGATGAAGTTGATGCTGCAACCATCGGTGTCACGCATGATGTCGAGCTGGTCGTCGGTGAGCACCGTTCCGCTCAACCCGTCATTGGTGTTGTCTATGCCGGTGATGTAGAAGTCCGAGCCGTCACGCAACACGGTGCATCCGTCACAGACGTGATAGATGCGGTATTCGTCATCGGCAAGCGTGGCGGCCTCGGAAGCCTTGAGGTATTGCTCCTTACCGCTGTCATAGACAAGGACGCCCGTGTGCAGCTTGTAGCGCTTATTGACGGTAGTTCCGTCACCGAACTCCTCATAGATGCCGCCGACGACATTGCCCAATGCGTCAACGACGATGTTGTCGCTGCCTCGCAACAATTGGGCATGGATGCCTTGACCCAACTTACTCTGTATGTAGTCCCAATCGGCTGCGGAAAATTGGTTGAGGATGCCGCCGAAGTAGATGTTGTCCTCGACAAAGAAACCTGCGTCTCCGTAAAGGGTCTTTAACACGGGATTGCCGTCGGCGTCTTTCTCATAGACCTGCAAGCCGTCGATGTTGCCCTTTGCAATCTTGATGTTCTGAGGCTTGATTTGCCAATCGTTGACACGGGCGAGATACAACTGACGCGGCGCGATGCCTACGGCAGTGGTGTAGATTGAGCTCTGACGCTCTTTCTTGGTGTCGTCGAAATTGCCATATACGGCAAACTTCATCAACGGGCAAGGGTGCTCGGTAGTTCCAGGCTGCAAGTCATAGGTGAACTCGCATTCGCCCTTGGCGTTCTTGGTGACGCTTGTGATGGTGAAATAGCTTGCAAAAAAACCAGCCTTCGTGCGGAAACCGTTTGCATCCTCACCTTCATCATCGGTGGTGTATTTCTTGCCTATGGTGTTGTAAAGGCCACGGCAGATGTCGCCCGCATCAATGGTCGCCCATTCGTCACCGTCAAGTTTCAGTGTGGCCTTTCGGTTTTCCTCGTCAACGGTCAATATCTCGCCATAGCCGATGCTTTCAATCTTTTCTCCACCTTCGGCACGGATTTGGTTGAAGACAATCTCTGCTGCCCTCAGAGCGCCACGGATGTTGACTTCTTCAAACTCAGCACGACCATCACCGCCGATGCGGGCACCATATCCTAACCATCCGCTAAGATAGCCTCTTTCGTCGGTGAAATCAGCATTGCCCTTGGTGTCTGTGCCACCGTTAAAGGTGATATGCCCTGCGGCCGCATCGTTAATATCTTTGCGGAGGAACATCCTCAGTGAGCGCCTTGCGGAAAAGGCGTTATTGTCTGTAGGAGCAGCGTTGCTATTCGTACCTATGAGATATATGCCGCTTCCATTACCGCCATTACCGCCGATGAACTGAGTGTATGTCTGCTGGACTTGTGCGGTGACACGCTGCACGAGGTCGGCCTCTTTGTCGTTACTCAGTGTGACCTCGTACTCTGGAATCTGCTTGTCGTTCTTGATCTTGAACTGCGAGATGGTCATTTCTACGTCAATGCCAAGGTCGGTATCGTAGATATGCAACACGTTACCTTCTTTCAACAAGGCAGACGTCTCTGGGTTCTCAGCCATGTAGATATTGTTGATGGCAGGAGAGTAGTTGTAAGCGGTCTTGTCGTTCTCGCTCAGCCACACGATAGCGGCTTTCAATAGACGGTTCTCAGCAACATCGACATAGACATCTGGCATCTTGATGCCGAGGATGACGAACTTGTCGCCCGCAGCGAGTTCAAAATTGTCGTTAGGAAAGTACTGACCGATACTGTCGTCGGCAGCTACTTCACACTTGAGGTAGTATGACCATGCACCAGAGATAGGGTTTTCTGCGTCGTAGTCAACCCAAGTGCCGTTGGAATACACCTGCTTCTTGCACTCGAGGATGTTAAACTCACGGCCTGTACACATACCGCTCTTCATCGACAACCTAGGCGTGTCGCCGCTTGCGTCAAGTTCTGCGTCGCTGAGGTCAAAGCCGATGTTTTTGATGCGGATATGGAAAGTAGGGGTTGCCTCCTCTACCTCGGGGATTATACCGTCCCAAGAGTCAACGTCAGCGCCAAGGATTTCGTACAGCTCGCCCTGCTCGTATGAGAGGTTTTGTGCAGCGGCTTCCGTCTCTCCTAAAGCGGTAGCGAGGTCGGCGGTTGAATCGAAACCCGTGATGGAAGGGTAGATGTCGTCAACAAGGTCGTCACTTCCGTCGAAGAACTTCACACCCTCCTGTATGCCGCATTTCTTGATGCTGTCATGGCTCTCGATCCATACGCGGTCACAATAGTATGTTGTCCCGTCATCACACAGGGAGTAATGCTTCCATAGATTATAGACCGTTCCCTCATATACGCTGCCGTCTGGGTTGTAATACCACTCAATAGCGTCGCTGTAGGTAAGTTCTTGGCCTTCTGCGCCGTAGTCTTTAAACACGTTGCCGTTCTCGTCAAGATAACCGGCGGCATCACAAGAGTCCCAGCCTTTACAAATACCGGGCAACATCAGGTTCGGCAGATACATTGACTGCACCTTGTCAAAAATTGACGTACCTTCGGAGTAGCGTTTATTGTAGTAGCGATAGGGTAGGTTGCGGGTATTGCCGTAAGCGTATAACCTATTGACAACCTGCTGGTTATCGTCGATTGTGCGCTCAATGCTTTTTAGACCGTTTCCCTTGCCATACTCCATAACGGTCTCGATAAACGCGCCTTCTCCACCTATGACAATCTCGCGGTTGGAACTGTCAACGATGAAGTTCAGCCCCAACGCAGTGTTTGCAATAGCAAGCGCTTCCCAACAGTTGTTGCTGGAGAACGTCAGCGACTGGTCAGTAATTGATACGGCATGGTTGGCAGTGATTGACCACTGACCTGGATAGAGCCTGTCAAGGTTCGCTTGGATGCGGTCGGCAAGGTCTTTTGCCGTAGCGCAATAGAATGAGAAATTAGGCAGGCTGGTGTAATGGATTTCGTTGTCGTGGAGGACAACATCGAGGAAAGAGCATCGCCTCAGTTCTTCTTCGTTTGGGCTGAAACGGATGTCCTTGTATTCAATGGCACCACCGTAAGTGGTGACTCTGGCCACCTTACTCGTGGCGGGCAGCAGCCATAACGACCACCGCTCGCCACGGTATTCCAGATAGTCGCCGATGGCCCAATCTATAACGGTTGGCGATTCCACACTGACTGACACGTAGCGGTCTCCCATGAAAGTGCCATCGTATTCAAGGGACTTCACAACGGCTTTTTCTGTGCCGTCTTTGCTGTATATCGTCACGTCAACCATTACACTGTCAGCGTTATATCGGTTACAGGGTCACATACCCTGAGAGTAGTCTTGAAAACAATGACATCTCCGCCACCGTTGCGCACAATCTCGGCACTTGGGTCAACCTTCAAGAGCCTTACGTGTTGGCGCCCGATCCTCGTCCATGTACAATAGATTTTGAACCATACGCCAAAACCGTCTTTCCCGGACAGATAGTCGAGAAAACCTTTGATGTGCGAGTTTGCGCTATATTTGTCGCCCTTGTAAATCCACTTCACCTCCATATCGTAGTGCTTACGGTAAAGACCGTGGACTTCATCGGCGTATTCTTCGAGACCATGTTCGTCGTGCCAGTCGTTGCTGTACAACTCTTTTAGGTCTCCAAACATGACAAACGGAATGCTGTTGGTGTAAATCTCACCCCATGCGCGGATGCTTGTCGCAGGGGTAGAAGGGTCATAGACAGGAGATGCTGTCCCGTTTATGATAGTCTCTTTCTGTATGTACACCTTCTCGATTGCCATAGTCAAAAGTTTATTACGCAAAGATATACATTTTAATTGTATAAATATAAATATTTGCATAAAAAGGGCGGATTTTTTACTCCGCCCCTTCTGGATATATGAAAAAACAAAGCGATTACACCCTGACTTTTCTGCCGTTGCTTCCTACGGTGGTCACACTATCGAACAGGTCGAGGATACGCTCGGCCGCGAGTGCGTTGCGCTCGGCAAAGGCGCTGATATTTCGCAACTCGGTCAACTGCAGAGCAAGATTGGAGTTGATGTCGGCAAATCCGCTCTCAAGGATTTTCTCCTCCAGGGCTCGGATGGCGGCGACATCGGCACGGATGGCGTTGATATAACTTGCCAAGAGGTCGGCGGTGTCTTCGGTGATGCTTGCAATGCCCTTCCCTAATGTGTTCGCGTTATCCTCTGCGTCGCTCAAATCCCAGCCTGCGTCTTTCAGCCTGTCAAGGATGCCGGTGATAACCCTGACGCCTTCATCGGTCTGTTGCATCAACAGGTTGCCGATGCCGATGATAGAGTTCTCGTCAAGCCTTCCGTTTTTCGCGTTCATCTCGTTGGTGATGTAGTCTTCAACGGGCTTCAATAACGGCTCCATGACTTTCTGCGCCACGATGTTTACTGCAAGGCTGCGCATCATCTCCTTGACTTTCTTCTTGTATGCCTCTACTGCATCTTCTCCTTTCGCCCATGCATCAACAATGGTCTCGGCAAGCTCGTCTGCCCACGATTTGATGTCGATGTCGTAGATTTGCTTTGCCATGTCGATTGCATAATAACGCAAGGTGTCTTCCATCTCGACAAGTTGCTGCTCGAGGTCTGAAATTGCGCTTTTGTCTTTCTTCTTTTTGTCACGCTCAAGGTCGAGTTGTCTCTGCAATTCGTCTCGTTGCGCGAGAAGCGCGGCATAGTTGGCGTCATAGAATGTGCCTGAGTCAAGCGCCTCTTTCATCGCCGCCAACGTTTCTTTTGTGTAAGCGGCTGATTCCTTGAGCGCCTTAGCGACACCCCTTATCCCACCAAAACGTTCAAAGTTTTCATCGCTGAAACCGCTTTGACGCGAATACACCGATCTTTCAAATCGATTTCTCGTCCTGTCGTCCATATTGGCGGTATAAATGCCGCCAAGTGAGCGCTCAAGGATTTTTTCGAGATTGCTCGACAGGCTCTCCATCTCTTTCTGACGCTGCTCGCTCGCCTCAATCTCTTTCTGCAAGGCTTTGTCGTGCAACTGGAAGATGGTTGTCGCTACACTTAATGCAGCGGCTGCTGCGGCCCCGTAAGGGCCTGCCTTGCTCAACAGCGAACCGATAGGGCTGTCAGGGCCTGCGGCTTGCGCGAGATTGGAGAAGGCACCCGCCGTTGAGCCTGCGGCGGACATGGCGTTGCTTCCGACCTGCAAACCTTGGCCGACAATTGTGTCTTCCATACCTAGTGCGTCGAATAGGTCGATGACGGGCTTGAGCACTGCTTCAATATCTTTAAAGGATTTTGCCGCCTTGTCAATGGCGACAGACAGCTTGCGCATCTTCTCCATATTGCGTATGCGCTCCTCGGTGTCGAGGTCAATCTCCTGCCCTTCCCTTAAACCGTATCTCGCAGCGGTTGCTCCGCGAACGATCGGGAGGCCGTTTTCGCCATAAGTGATGTCTTCATTAGCGTCTGAGAACGCTTCCTTGAACATGTTGAAAAGACCGCCGCGCTCTGTCAGCACATCGGTAATCTTGTTGATCTGTTCGGTAATGCGGTTGTACTCTGCAATACCTTCATCAGTGCGGTCGCCTTCGTAGCGCCTGCGCTGCATCTCAAGGCTGTCACGGATGCCTGTTAGCATATATGTGCTCATGGCGGACAGGTTGTTCATCATGCCGCCGAGGTTCATGTCACGCTCGTATATTTTCGTGTCATAACCCGCCATAGTGCGGTTATGCGCATTGTTGAGCGCATCGATGCCTGCCTGAGCCTGAGCCTGAGCCTTAGCTTCCTCTGTGTTGGCTTTGTCGCGCGACTCAATGAGTTTTCTTAACTCTTCATTGTGCTTACGAACAGCCTCTGCTCGCTTATCCTCAAGCGACATGTCTGATGACAGAGCATTGGCGAGGATGTCGATGTACTCTTTCTCCAACTTGTTGCGCTCTTCCTTCGTTTTGTTGATGAGGTTGGCGGCCTCACTCTCCTCGCCGAATACCTTATTGACTTTCTCCTTCGTCATCTCAAGTGCATCGTCGATTGTGCCAGACCAATTCGCTGTCTTCAGTGCGTCACGCAGTTGCTCGGTGAGTTCATCAATGTAGCGCTCGTTAGTGACGTTGCCGCCAAAAGCGAGCTGCATGGCGCCTTCCTTGTTGCCAGTAATCTGGAAGATTTTCTGATAAGCGTCGTACTGCTCGTTGAGTCGCTTGAGATTTTCATTGAGTTGGTCGTTGAGACGCTTCAACTCTTCACCCGCACGTTTGTACCCTTCGGCTTCGAGGTCGGCAGTTCGCTTCGCCATAGCGTCTTTGCGCTTCTGCTTGTCGCCTTTGTTGACGTTGAGTATCCCGTTCAACGCCTCGTTCATCGAGTCGATGTCGGTGGCGTCAAGGCCACGGGCTTTGGCAAAAGAGATAATCCACTCGTAGGCTTTTGACGTCTGCAGTTTGTCAAGCGCTTCCTTCTCTCCGTACATCTTGGTGAGTTCACGGTACTGGTCGAGGAACTTCTTGTAGAGTTCGACGTGGCGCTGCCAAGCCTGCAACTCCTTGTCCTCCTTGCGGCCACCACCACCTGTTTTCTTGCTGCTTTTTCCTTTGCCCTTGTCTGTGGTGTTGATGTTCCACTTGTCTTTATACTCGTTGACCTTGCTCAATACAGTGTCTAACGCATTGACTTGCTCGCTGACGCCAGTCCATAAGCTTTGATACTCGGGCTTTAGCGTCAGTGGCGCATCTTTTGGAAGCTGCCCGCCGGTATAAGAGATTCCCATTTTAAGCATAAGAGGCTTGAAGGTGTCCATCTTGTCCCTCGACTCCTTATACAGCTTCTCGATTGCTTCAATAGCCGAAGGGATGTCCGGGGCGGCTTTGATGATCATTTTAAACTCATCGCCAAAATCTTCAAGCATAACTTTTTGCCATTCTTGTAGGTCTGGCTCGTCAAGCCCGATGAGTATTCGTATTCGCTTTATTACCTCATTGTTCCCTTGCCCATTGAGGAGATAATCAAGGTTCTGCATGAAGTTGAAGTCTGTAATGGCAATATTGCGAGCTTGGTCAGCAAGAGCCTGACTGATTTCTTCCGAAACCTTTCCTCCGCTTGCCTTGAACTTGGCGACCAATCCTTGGTTCTTTTGAATAAACGCATTTGCAAGCACATCCACAGCGGTTGATGCAGAATATCCGAATATCGTCCGCTCAAATTCCTCCATCATGCCTTTGCTTGCTGACTCATCAGCGCCAGCGGAAGAAAGAAAGCTGCGGAAGCCAGACATCAGCACTTCTCTAAGCCCATTTTGGCCTATCCATCTACCCTCATTGTCAAATGCTTTATGGTAGCTATTCTTGATGTCTTCTTTCAGTTTTGCAAAAAACTCGTCGGACACGTTTTTGAACTTAGCCTCAGAAGCCGAGCCACCAAGCAACTGCTCCCTTATGTTTCCTATGTAATCAACATAATCTTGCTTCTCCCTTGTAAGGCCGTCTTTCGGAATAAGCCATTTTTTAGCGCCCATAGATAGAGCCTCAAGTTTGCGGCCTTGGTCAATCAGACTCTTCGTCGCCGACTTGGTGGACTCGTCCATGTTGGTCATTTGGTCAACTGTCGCTTTCAACTTTGACGGATCAATCCTCGATACTTCATCTCGAAGGTCTTGCATGACGCGGTAGTATCTATTCGCCTTTTCTATGACAGTGTCGTGCGCCCAACCTCGATCGTTCAGCTTGTTTGCTTCTCTAGCGGCATATTCCGACACGCCACTATTGTTGAGGAAGTTCTGCAGTTCGTCACGATATGCCTTCGCTTGTTCTTGCGGGCTCTCGCCGTGTTCGCCAACAATCTTTGACTTGATTTCAAGGAAGTTTGGCGCAACCTTTTTTAGCTCGTCTTCATACTTTTCGATGGCTCGATTGGCCTCTGCAGAATCGAGGTCATCTTTCAATGGGTTATTGTTCAGAAAATCACCTACATCAATTCTCGACTGTTTTGCTTGTTCAGTCAGGTTGTTGCGTATGTTCTCAAGTTTCTGCGAGTGTTGTATGCAGGCACCAATAATAGCGCCGACCGCCATGAACGCAGTATTCCAGTTCCATAACATGGATTTCAAAGAAGTCCCCATGCGGCGAAGCATTAACTCCATGCGCGACATATTCTGCAAGCGGGAGATTTCCTCCATATAAATACCCTGATTGAGCATGGCCTGCTTCGCCATCTCAAACGTGATTTTCCTGCGTTTGACAAGAATCATCATTTGGTATTTGTCCAGAGCCCCACTCCTCACAAGCGCTTGGTAATCAAGCATCGTCATCTTGTTTTTGGTCATCAAGATAGCTTGCTCGTTTGAGTGGAGTTTCCTTGTTATTGCTTCGCGCTGAAGGTCTGCAGCAACGAGTCTTTTCGCTTGTAAGTACTGTTTCTCCGAAGAACTCTGTCCAACAAAAGCACCACTCAATGCGGTACCAAGACCAGACATAACCTTAGCCGCCGCAAGGCCACCAAGAAGGCCAAGTACTGCACGTAAGTTGCGGATAACATTTGTGATTCCCTCAACAAATGTTTTTAATGCAGAACCAGCAAGCGTTTGTCCATCAGCAATTTCACCTAACAGGATTTCCCATGCGTCTTTCAGGTTGCCCCAACGTCCGCTCAACGTGTCGGCAATCTTCGCCTGCATGTTGTAGAACATACCGCCTTCATCAGTCATCTCCTGCATGACGGCACGGACGGCTTCGAATGGCACCTGCTTCTTGGAAATCATCTGGAAGATGTCACGCGTGGTGACGAGTTCGCCGTTCAGCTTGGTGAAGTAGTCCGCCAACTTCTCTACCATAGGAACGCCAGCCTCGGTGAACTGACGCAACTCCTGACCACGCAATACTGTTGCCGCACGAACCTGACCATAAGCCAAAATCAATCGGCTCATGTCAACGCCAAGACCGGCAGACATATCCGACAAGCGCCTGTTTGTGTCGTACAACTCTTCGTAAGGAATGGAGAAGGCGGCTAACTGCTTGGTGTAGGTTGATAACTGACGGAAAGTAAACGGCGACTCAAGGGCAAGGTTCTTCAACTGGCCGAAGATTTCACTCGCTTCACGCATGTCACCGAGCATATTCTGCAAGGCTACACGCTGACGCTCAAACTCACCACCGACGGTGATGATGCTCTTGAGGAAGTGCTCAAGGCCGTAAACGGAGAACGCGGTGAAGGCAATCTGTGTCTTGAACTGTTCCCAAACAACACCTGTCCTTGTCGTGGCACTCTGCAGCTGCTGCATTTTCTGGATAATTGGATCCATCGCAGCCTGCGTCTGGCGCAGCGCTTCAACGGTGCCAGTCACTGGGCGCTGCAAAGATGCGCTTGCCCTACTGCGCTCTGCGGCGGCGAGACCTTCAACCTTTACACGAGCCTTCTCTGCCTCGTTGGTAAGCAGCGTGTATTCTTCGGCAAGACGTTTGGCGTCGCCTTTGGTGAGGTTGCCGGAGGTGATGATACGCTTGTAGCGGTTGATGAAATCTTCGAGTTTCTGTTTGGCGAGGTCGAGGTCAGCTGTATTGACGGTGATTTTCTTGTCGTCTTTTAGCGCCTGCAGTTTGTTGCGGATGCGCTCAAGGCCTGTCTCCATCTTCGTCAGTGCGGCTTGGCTGTCCACCATCAGCAAACGGGCAGACATCTGCTCCTTGATGCGGGAAGCGTGGTTCTTAGCCATCTGTTCAAGACGCTCGAACTGCTGCTGCGCCTGCTGCACCATGTTGGTGGTGATGGACGCAGGATTATTGAGAGCATGGCGGAGCGCGTCAGAGATAGACTGGATGCGGTTGATGGTGTTCTGCAGGTACTGCGTACCCATCGTTGTCATGCCGCTGTCTAACGCGCTCTGCCTTGCGCTTTTTAAAGACGTTGACATGCGGTCATACTGCGAGACCATCCTCTCGACAGCGGAGACGTTCTGCTTCTGAGTCTCGACGAGTTTCTTGGCCTGTATGTCTGTATTGGCCACTTCTTTGCGGGCGATAGACAACTCGGACTTGAAACGCGTGATGTCGTCGGAGCCGAGAAGGTCTCCGCGCTTATCCCTGTCCCTGTCCATGAGTTGGCGCCTAAGACTGATGAGTTTTTTGAGCTGTTCCTCGTACTTGCGGTACGCATTGGTCTCACGGCCAATACCGAGGTCGTCGAGCTCTTTGAGCTTACCCTTTAACTTGTCGATCTCGGTCTTGAAATCAACTATCGCACCTCGAACGGAACGCCAGTTCTTCTCAATCTGATTGGTGTTCTTCGACACTTCAACATCGCTGAACTCCTCTAACCGCTTTTTGGTTCTCGCAACGGAGTTGTCAACGAGCTGGAAGTCGTTTATGATTTGACGGAGCTGGGGTGATACCTTGTTTTGCGCGTTAAGCTCAACCCACAACTGCCCAAAATCGCTGTCTGCCATCGCTTTGTTATGAATTTAAGAAATCATTTAAGTTTATCTTCTTACCGACAAGGCTCTCCTCATTCTCTTTCCGCTTTGCCCACTCTTCGGCGATACGCTCCATCTCCTTCTTGCTGTGAGGCTTAGGCTTGTTCTTGTCGCGAGGGTGGACAATCAACGGCTGGTCAACGGCCATGAGTTCAATCTGCGCCGCGCTGTAGCCCCACCAGTAGTCATAGGCTTTGATGCCGTAACGACTTGCAAAGAGGAAAGGGAACTTCTCGGCTAAGGAGAAGGCGCCTCCCCAGGAAGTGCGGCTTGGATAGACTCGGCTTCTTCCTTCGTCATCGTCATCATCAGATCCGTCATCGCGGTCAGTAACATGGTATTCAGCAAGAAGGCTTCCCGCTGAACTTTTTTTTTACCCGCATCGAGGACTCTGAGGATGTCCACTTCGTCAAGGTCGGAGATGTAGTACCACCACCGCCATAACAGCCAGTAGAAAGCACGTATCTTCCACACGTTGTTGAGCATCATAACGGCACACACCTTGCAGTGCTGCTTATACGGGCTCTTCTCTTTTGCGGTGATATGACTCACCTTGCGGACGGTGCCTTTGTGAAGCCATCCCATCTTGCGCCGCTTGCCACGGAACTCAAATACTTCGGGCTCTTTCTCGATGACACTGTCAAGGAGCCTGCGGTAGTCGTCTGTCGGTTGCTCTGGTTTTTCCATATATCCTAATTAAAACTGGCGGCGGACAGTTACGCTCGCCGCCAGAGTAGCATTGTTTGTTTCTTTCGGGACAATTAGCCGTTCGAGGTGGCGTTCTTTGTGAGAACCATCATGTCGTTCGAGCCGTCAGAGGTAACGGTACCGTTGAACTGGATGCAATAGGGGTCGCCGTTGGCTTCCTTCATCACGTGGGCATACAAGTCCACGGTGCGGAAGATGACCAGCTTGTCCTTCGCGCCGTTGGCGATAACCAGAGAGCAGGTGATCTTGTGGGCGGCGAGGCCAACCTTGACACCAGTCCAAATCTCGTTTTCGCCCTGAGGGATGACCTTGTTGTTTTCGCTGTCAACACCACTGTTGGTGACAGCGCCCATAGTAGCAACGGCGTCTTCGCCAAACGCCATCTTCAACACGTCGGTGTGCATGGTGGGAACGGTGAACTGTACAGTCCACTCGCCGGGGGTCGAACTCGAAGTCCAGTCAGCATCAAGACCGATAACCTTGTAGTGGCTGATGGTGGGCTCACCACCAGTGGTCTGCAGGGTATCAACGGTAACGGGCAACTCGTAGTCGGGGTTGATGGTAATGGTGTTACCGGTGCCAACCTTGATGGGAGTCATCTGGACGAGAAGCATGGAAAGGTCGTCAATGACGAGCTTCAAATCGGTTTTAATTTTTACTGCCATAATAAATAGTAAATTTGTTTATTGCGTTAGATTGTTCGTAATCGTGCTTGTACAAAGATATAGTGGAAACCACTCTCGTCGTCGCCGCTCAAAACAACGGAAGGGGACGTAATCTGCACTTTGCCGTCAGAGACGGGGAAGATACGCAGTAAGGACTTCATCTTCGCATCGACACTGTTGATGTCTATCTCGTTGATGTCGCCCGCACGGGTTCTGTTGCGCACAAACAAGGAGAAACGGCACGTTGACGTGTAGTCGTCGTAGTCGCTAACCCCTGCGTCGATGACGCCGCTGGAAAGACCGGACGGCAACTCAACAACGATGTAGCTGTTGATGCGGTCGTCAGTGGACTTCGGCCTGTCCTGGAGGTACGTCTTGTCGGCGATACCCTCAACGGCGTCATACATGCTGCGCAATATGTCCTTAACACTCAACATTATTTCCCGTGCATGGTTACAATCCAACCTTCTTTCTTGCGGTCATCAGCAAACTTGGTGATGAGGTTCGCTTTCTTGTGCACCTCGAGGAACTTGGCGTAGTTGACGCTGTTGCCGACGAGGAAAGCCAATGGCGACATCTGCGGAGTATGGGACTGCAGAAAACGCATACTCGCTTCAAAGGAGAAGATGTTGCGCGTTCCGAAGATTCCCACAAAAGGCTTGCCCATTACAGGCTTGCCGCGCCAATAGACGTCGAGGTCGTACATCTCGCCTTTCTTCAAAGTGGGTCTCGTGGGCTCTTCGACCTTGTCACTCGAGAAGGCCGCGCCTACGAGCTGCATCGCTCCGTTGAAAGGCATGTACGCGCCGACGAAAAATCCGTTCATGGTGTTACCAGTGACGTGGTTGAAGCCGCTCGCTTCACGGATAAGCTCGTCAGCCCACAAAGGCAACATCTGCCTTACGGTGGCTATAACTTGCCTGTTCTGCTTGTCGCGGTTCTTCCTCAACAACTCCTTGAACTGGTGTTCAAGACTTGTGTCTCTCGTCAGCGGCATACCTCTATACTCTTACAAGTTCCCAATAGATGACCGTGCGGTCGTTGTCAGGCTCGAAATCACGCACTCTGCCAACCTCTGTCAACGTGCCTTTGACAACGGTTATCGTGTCGCCGTCGAGGACTGGCTCCTCCCATCTGTCGAAACGGACTGGGATGGAGCACTTGCGGCGGTTCATATCGACGTTGTTGTCTCCCGTGGTCGTCGTGTCGGTGTAGGCGCGTCCGCAACCGCAGTACAACACCCTCGTAGTCGTCTCGTCAAAAGGTGACGCGGCATCTACTCTCGTGATGTGCACACGATGCGGGAAACGCGGGTTGTTGGGCTTGACTTCGAGCATGACTTCAACTGCTGTGATTGTTCCTTCCTCTGCCGCAGCATCCGAACAAGGGGAAATCGGTGTGACGGATACCGTGGTTGGTAATCTTTATCACCGACTTGCCGACTGTCGGCTCGTCATACTTGTCGTAGATGTCGTTGGCAAGCATAAGGTAATACTTGCGGTCGGCTTCGGTGAGAGTCCATCCCGCAGAGGTGTGCTCCCATCCGTTGTCGCTGTCGCCTGTCGAACCGACCCTGTAAGGTGATGTCGCAATCCACCTGTACAGGTCGGCGGTGGCGAGCTCGACTTCCTTCGTCTCACCTTCATACAATGAGGTGGGGTCGAGGAGACGTCGCGCAAGAATTGTCCTGATGCCTTCCGCTGACACGGGGGCATTGACGAGACCGCCGAAATAATCCATAAGGGTCATCCCTGACAGGCCGTAGTCGTTTGCTGGACAGTCTTTGTACATGGCGTTTCAGTTTAGAGCGAACCCTGTGCCTTGGCAGCAGCGTCGCTGATGTAATCACCTACAAGGTAGGACATGGAACCTGCGCTCGAAGCGGTGCTCGTAACGGTGGCGCCTGTGCCTACGCATACATAGTAGAACCAACGGGTCTTGTTAGGAACACAAAGACCGGTGACCTCAGACTTGATGGTCTGGATCATGTTCTCATCATTGAAGACTTGACGGATAAGGGTGCGTCCGCCGTCATACAGGGCAACACGCGAACCGGGAGTCTCCATGTAAACAGGACGTCCGCACTGAACGTCGCCGATTTCGCCGTCGGGAACGAGGACAAACACACCGTCCTTGAACGAGTTCAGCGTGGTGAACATCGTCTTGTGGGTGGTGGGGTTGATGCGCTCAACGGTGGCGACAGCGTCGATAACCTCTACGCGGCCGATGCGAGCCTGGATGAAGGCCCACAGGGTGGCGTCGTCGATGGTGGCACCGAAGGCGGCACGGTTGGCGGCGTCGATGTCGGGACGCAGGGCGATGGTGTACAGGTCACGGAAGTAGGGCATCTCAATGATGGCGTTGTAGGTGTTCTTGCTGATCTCCCAGTGGCTGGAGCCGAGGCCGTCGATAACCTCTGCTTTGCGCTTGATGTCACGCAGAACCTTGATGGGGGACACAGTGCCGTTGGTAACGCCGCTCTCTTGCGAGATAGCTCCGTCAACAGCAACAGAATACCAGTCGCTCTTATAGATGTGCGTAGCGTCAACACCGAAGTCAAGCTCGATGGGCAGACCATAGGGGTTGTTCTTCGCGTCGATAACCAGACGGCCGAGGTTGGAGACAACCTGGTGGCGCTGATACAGCATGGTGTTGTAGTTACCGCCGAGCAGGTCGTCGAGACCCTTGAACAGCAACTTGACGATAACGCTGTCAATCTCGCTGTTGGTGCCGCGCATAGCCTCTGCAAGCATCATCTTCTCACGCAGAATCTTGCGGTCAAGAGTAACCTCATGCTTGAACGTGGGCAGACCGCCGCTCTTGAGCGACAATCCGTCAGTGCTCTTGCTGGGGCCGTCCGAGTCGATGTCAACATAAGCTGCCATCGTGTAGGGACGTACAGTTGCCTCAATCTGCTCGTAGGTGGGGCGGAAGGGCAGGTCGGGATTCAGAGGGAAGCCGACTTCGGCGAAGGTGCGCTCGGCATCGTACTTCTCCTTGAACATGTCGTTGACGAACATCTGCAAAGCCTCGTTGCCAGTGTAGCCCAGAGAGGCCAGGCCCTTACCTACAAGGTCGTAGAATTTTGAATCTCTAGTAAACATAATCTAATTCTCCTTTCTTTTAGGTGGTTGTTTTGGGCGTTACAGTGATAACAAGGTTTCCAGTCACCGAAGGAACGGTGATTTCGGTCTTAGCGGCGTTTACAGCAGTTGTGCTGATTGCCGTACCGCCCATAGTGACGGTGAGGGAGTTCTTCTCGTATCCGTCAGCATACTCTACGGTAGCGTGGTAAGCGCTGCCAGCGAGGACGTTGTCGGCAGAACCCTTGAGGGTCGCGCCGGTGTTTACGGTAGCGGAAACGCTGTAAATAGCGCTACCCATGTGGTTGCGGATGAACTCGATACCGGGCATGTACTGCTGCTGTGCCTCAGCTACGTCGATAGCATCTGCCCAAACGACACCGTGGGTGACGATGGCGCAGGATGCGAAGATGCAGTTGTCGGGGATGCACACATCGTTGAAGATGAGGCCGTAGTGGTTGCCTGCCGACAGACTGGAAGAACTGTTCAGGATGGTGACGTACTCGCTGTTGTACGTGTACTGCACCAACGTACCGGCGGGAATGACGGTGCCTGCAGTCATGCCGCTCGTGTTGATTTTGCGACCTGCATGGATGACACGGTCCACTCTCGCCCAGACGTGGGTCGAACCGCCAAATTGATCCGACCCGGAACCGATAGTATTGAATGTTCCTAAAGCCATAGTTAATTTGTTTATTGTTGTTACTTCTCTTGTTTGGGCAGCATCCCTCTGCTGCGCATTTCCTCTTTAAAGGCCTCGCGCTTGCTCTTGATGCCGCTCTTGTTGGCGTTGATGCCGCCTGCCATCGGGCTGTCATAATCGAAACCAGCTTCTTTCAGGTTCTCGTAATACTTGCCCTCAAGGGCCTTCACTTTCTCGCTCATGCTCCCGTCGCCGTCAAAGTCGCGCAACGTCTGCCTGAGGATATAGGGGTTCACCTTGGCGCCTGCTTCATCGAAACGCGCAGTGAACGCGTCTTTCAACTCCGCGAGTTCCTTCTCGCGCTTCTTCGCTTCGTCAGCCTTCTTGCGGTCGTCCTCGAAGGACTGCAGCCGCTTCTTCAACTCTTCAAGCTCCTTGGATACACCGTTGTCGTCGGGCTCTTTGGCCTTGTCGTCGGCCTTAGGCTCTTGCTTTGCAGGCTCGGGCTCCTGTTGTTTAGGGAGGCTGTCCTTGTATTGCTTGACCTGTACCGCCACGTCAGAGTGAAGGTTGCCGTCAATGCTCTTGAGCATATTGGCTTTACGGGTGACGAAATCGTCGGTGACGTCGTCGTCGGTGATTCCGACAAGCGCGTCATCAATAAAATCGTTGATGGTGCGTTCGCTCAACGTCAGCTTGGTGCTTCCAAGCACATCGTTGATTTTTGTCTTGAGTTCTTCTCTGTCCATATAAATGAAATCGTTTATAAACTTTGCAAATATATACAAATAATTGATTACTATGCGAAAAATTTGCATAAATTTGCAGAAAAAATAAGATATCGTGGAGAAATTCAGCGGATTTAAGACAACGGCTGGAGAAAGAGTGTTCTCTAACGAATACATCCAGTCTCTACGGGATGCCGACAGGAAAAAGGCGAACCCGCTTAACATCATAGCCCAATCTGGAGGCCAAGAGCACATGCTCATGGCAGACGCAGATATTATGATAGGGGGCGGGAATCGCGGTGGATCAAAAACTTTCTCTCTCTTGATGCAGTCGCTCTACCATATCCGTCACCCGCAGTTCAATGGCCTTGTTCTGCGTAACGAGAAGCCTGACTTGGATGGCATCGTGCTAGAGTCGTATAACCTGTATTCGCAGTTCGGCACATATAACAGGTCATTAACTGACATGACATGGAACTTCTACCGTGGCGGGCACCTCAAGTTCAATTACTACGGCGACAACTACGAAGAGTTCGTCAAGCGCTTCCAGGGTAAGCAGTTCTGCTATATCGGTGTGGACGAGATTACCCACATGGAGTATAAGAAGTTCAAGTACTTAATCACTTGTAACCGAAATGCCTACGGCATCCCTAACCGCTTTTGGGGGACATGTAACCCCGACCCGGACTCGTGGCTGCGCAAGTTCATAGACTGGTGGATAGACGAAGACGGATATCCTATCAAAGAGCGTGACGGCGTGGTGCGCTATTGCTTCATGGACGGCGACAGCGTGGACACTATCTATTGGGGCGACTCTCCGCATGAGGTGTACCTGCAGTGCAAAGGAATCATCGACAAGCTGTGGAACGAGGAATACGAGCGCCTCGGCTACGACAAGGAACGCATGTTCGTCAAATCTGTTGTGTACGTACGCGCAACAGTGGCCGAGAACATCAAACTCATATCGTCAGACCCGTCATACGTAGCCAACCTTGCCCAACAGGGCGAGGAACAGCGCATGCGCGACCTCGAAGGAAACTGGAACTTCAAGGCGATGGGCGACGACATGATAAAGATGGAAGACATGGAGAAATTCTACGAGAACGCGCAGCAGGAAGGCGATGGTGTTGACCGCGCGTCGTGCGACGTGGCGTTCACTGGCGGTGATAACCTCGTGATGTGGCACTTCAAGGGGAAACACGTGAAAGACCTGTTCGTCGCACGTTTCGACAGCCGCACGGTGATAGCCGCCATAAAAGAGAAACTGGCGGAGTGGGGCGTGAAAGAGGAGAACTTCACATACGACCTCAACGGTCTGGGACAGTCGCTGAAAGGATTCTTCCCGAATTCCATACCGTTCAACAACTGCGCGGCGCCATACGCCGTGACGACAAAGGAGCAAAGAGGAATCAAAGCGCTGTACAATGACCTCAAGAGCCAGTGCGCCTACCTGTTCTATCTCGACATCAAGGAAGGACGAATATCCATCGACCCTCGCCTCCTGGAACAGAAGTTCAGCGGTGACGGATACAAGAACGTGCCGCTCGCACAGATACTGCAGAAAGAACGCAAGGCGATACGCAGACATCAGGACAGCGCGGACAAGGGTTTCCGCGTCATCCCGAAGAAGATAGCGAAGAAATATGTGGGACACTCGCCCGACTTCATAGAGTCGCTGTACTACCACGAGATTTTCGATTTGTACAAAAAAAGACATAATAAACCAAAAGGACTATGGCTGATTTGAATTTCAAAGAATTATTGCTGAGAAAGCCTTGGGCGGACGTGATGCCCGACGGCTACATGAACCATACCCACTACACGTCCGACAAACTTGTAGCGGAGCCCGACGACCCAGTGAGGCTCAGACCTGTCACCCAGGCTGACTTCCTGCGCGAATACTACCCTTCGGGGCACCACATCAACGACCCGATACACTTCCCAAACGTCATTAAACAAGACCCTGACACGGGAAAATGGTATGAACAGCCGGTAACACGCTGCGCTTTCGCCTTCCAACAGATCATCTCGACGAAGCAGATTATCCACATCACAGGCAACGACATACAGATGGAGCTCGCGGAGAAGAGCGATGACACCCGCATCGAGGAAGAGAACGTGAAGCGCCTTCTGAAGTTCCGCACGGGGTGGATGGATAAAAACATGGAAGAACGCTTCTATGAGGCCGTGCGCTCGTACAAAATCACCGGCGATGCCGCAATAGTAGGCTATTATAAGAAGGACGGCATATTCGGCGCGAAGACACTCTCATTCATGGATGGCGACAAGCTCTATCCGCACTATGACGCGCTGACAGGGGAGATGAACTACTTCGTACGCAGGTACAACAGCCTCAACGACGACGGGGAAGAGACGATGGAATGGCTCGAGGTATGGGACGAGGAATACCTGTACAGGGCAAGACGCAGCCGCCTCGAAGGGGCATCGACACCCGACGACGGGTGGGAGATAGTGTCGAAGAAGAAACACGGCTTCAACTTCGTTCCAGTCGCATACGCACGATGCGAAGACGGCGCCTGCTGGCGAGCCGCACAGCGCACGATAGAACTCTACGAAGAGGCGTTCTCCTACTTCTGTGAGAACAACAAGGCCTTCGCCTTCCCGATCATGTACCTTAAAGGACATGAATTGGAAGTGAAGGGCGACATGAACGGCAGCGTGAAGGCTATCACGATGGGCGAGGACGACGAGGCTGGATTCCTCAACCGTCAGGACGTGAGCGAAGCGTTCAACACAGAACTCTCCACACTCTACAAGCTCATCTACGAACAGGCGTTCGCCGTACAGCCGCCCGAACTGAAGTCTGGAGACCTGCCAGGCGTCGCCGTGAAGCTGCTGTTCTCTCCCGCCATCGAAAAGGCTATACGCGACGCGGAGGAGCTGCAGGACTTCCTCGACAGGCTAATCCTCATCTTCAAGCACGGCTACGGCCACGAGATGAGCATGGAGCCCGAGATGGTGGCGCTGAAAATCAACGCGTGGATCAAGCCGTACATACACCAGAACGAGACAGAGCTGTTCACGAACATGGCAACCGCCGTGCAGAACGAGTTCATGTCACGGCAGACAGCATCGGAACGTGTGTCTATGTACGCGAAAAACGACGAATACGAGCGTATCCTCCGCGAGAAGAAGCGAGAACAGGAGATGGACTTGCTCGTCGAACTCGACAAACAGGACAACCAGACAGACAACAATATCAAGGAACAGGAAGCCGCAGCGAAGATGGGACAGGGCGGACAGGACGTGAACACTGGACACGGCTCGCGACTGCGCCACACCGACGAGAACGGCAACTGGCCGAACGAGAACAACTGGGACTCCTGGAATAAGGAACATTAGTTTGTGTTTAGTTAATGGTATTTGGATTCTGATTTTTGCTTAGTTTTCTTGATCAATGAATCGAAATGGGCGGAGGGCTGTGAAGCTGTGCCGCCCTTTTTACACACAACGGCCCCGTTTCTCAACGGAGCCGCAGCGCAAAAACAAAAAAACAATAAAATATGAAGCGAAATTAACCTAAGAATATACATATACCGCGTAACACACGCAGTTGTTGTGGAAAGGAGGATGAGACCATACTGACTCCTCCATAGGATGAAAGACGCCGACATGCTCCTGGCACGTCTGGCACGGATAACTAGAGCCGCGGAAGACGTAGAAGCCTATGGCGCCGTTGCGGAGCGCCAGATCATAGTCCTCGTAGCCCCATGCGAGGGCTACCGTGTTGTCTATGTTCTTCAAGAGCTGCTCGGCACCCGACAGCGGTATTCCCCTTCCGTAAGACGGTATCTCAATGCCCGCACCGCGCATATTGGCACGCAGGACGGCGCCTCCGACAGAGTACGGGTTATCCCACTCGCTCTCGACCAACCGCGCAGGCATACCTAGAAACTCCGCCGCGACGAGTATCTTACCCATGTCCGCGGCAATCCTTCCAGACTGCTCCTCGACGCGTTCACGGTACGTCTTGCCGTAGTGGATGCCGTCCATGTACTCGCGTATGCCGTTGTCTTCGTCGTAGAGATACCTCCCCGCAGATTCGGCATACTCGTAGCCGCACAACACGAGGCTCTCAACCATTTCGCGCTCGGCTTCATCGCTTACGGAGCCTTTTAAGGACGTCCTTCTCGCGAACCGGCCGATTACCTTCTTCGCACGAGAAACGGCGTTACGCTGCGCCTGTGCCCGTTTTAGGGCATACTGCGCCGCTTCGCGCTCGGTCGAGTTACTCTTCTTCGGCATCGTCGTCTTCTTCGATACCCATTAGGGTGCATATCATGTCAACGACATGGAACATCTTCAGCGAGACTTCTTTGTCGGTGTGCATGAAGGTGTCGGGAACTTTGCTCTCTTCCAAGAGCCTGACGAGGTCTTCGAGGAACCTCTCATGGGCAACAAGGTTGCGCACTAATGCAATTTCTTCGATACTCATATCAGTCTTCTCTCTCAATATATGTTAAACTCTCTTCTTTGTAAGCTGCACTGGTGTATTCGCCGAACAGGAAAAACGGCTTTTGAAGCCTCTCTTTGTCGCATCCGTACACTTTGTAATAGTTTCCGTCGGCCCTCTTCTTCTTCGAGAAACCGAACTTGCGCATCGTGGCACCGAACAGCTGGTCTGACGGAGCCGTGAAGTCGTTGTCTTCGCAGAACTTCCTCAGCGACGCGAGGATGACGCTCGAATGGAGGTCGGCGCACACTTCTCCTTCAAAGTCGGGGTCTGTGCGCATGCCGTACGCCGTGATGAAGCCCACGACGACGTTATGTTCCATCTGCACAAGGATAGCCTTGCGTTGCGACGCGTCGCACGACGGGAAGACGTACTTTCGGCGCTTGAGCTCGCGCATGCCGCGTATGATCCAGTTGAAGATGCCAGGGTACTCGCTGATGAGCTCCGACGACAGGCTCTTGTTCTGCCTCTCTTTGGGAATGGCGACGTCAAAGGGGATGAACTGGAGTCTGCGGATGAAACCGAGACTATCGTCGTCAGTCCCCGGCATGGCGTTTAAGTTGAACACGAGATACGGCATGCGGTAGTTCTCCGACACGTCGTGGCCGATGGCACGGTCGGTGACCGGCTCACCCGACACGATGCGCTTGAACACGCCGCTGCGCTTCCTTCCGAACGTCTTCGAGTCGCTGTCGCTCGTCCAATTGAAGATGGCCTCTCTCAACAGCCTGCGGGCCCTCATGCCTTCGTCTCCAGGAGCGGTGAGGTCATCGTAGTCAACGCCGCTTATCCTGTTCGGCCCGAAGATGCCGCGGGCGGCTTCATAGATGACAGACTTTCCGTTACCGCCCCTTCCGATAAGGATGAGGCACAACTCAACCTTCGCTTTGTTCGCGCCTTCGGCTTCATTGTACGCCGTTCCCCTCTCGATAAGGCCGAGACCTAAGAACATCTGGAGTATCACTCTCGCCGTCTTGTCTGGGAGCACTTCCCTGAGAAACGACTTCCACTTCGGGCAGTCCGCCTTCGGGTCATAGCGGTAAGGGTGGTAATACGTGACGTGATACTCGGGAGAGAACTTGTTGAACTCCATCTTCGACAAATCCAGCACGCCGTTTTCAAACGCTACAAGGTCGAGCCTCTCGTTGAGCTGGTTGTAGTACTCTATCGTCTTGAGGAACGAATCACGGAAAATCTGCCTGTCCCTCAGCATCTCGACAATCTGGTAGAACCTTAGGAAGCGCAGCCACGCCATGCGTATCTCGTCTTCCGTGATCGTCTCGTATATCTTGCCGTTGAAGTACTTGAAACCCGTCTCGTTGTGTTTGATGGGGCATGCCCTCGCGATGAGCTCGGCGTCGTCGATGAAGTCAAGCAGCTTCTTCTGGTACTTGTTCGTCAGGCGCCCGCCCCACGGCTCGCAGTACTTGCTCACGAATCCGCGAAGGTTGTTGCGCCTGTCTTCGACGACGCCCCTCAGCGACTTATACAGGTAATCGACCCTTCCGAACTCAGTCTCTAGTTTCTTTACCCTTGCCATATACAGTCTTTACGTTTCCTTTAACCGTTACTCTCACGCTGTCGGAGTGTACGAACAGCGTCACTTTAGCCCCTTCTTCGGCGAAGACGGTGACAGACGAGTTGTCGTACGCGTGTATATGTACGATGCTCAACGCACCGGCATTGACGCATACGTGCGAAGAGTGCCTCACCCTCACGTCGCCGAACGTATAATCGGAGTAATACAATTCTACCGTGCTTCGTCCCATGACGACGGCGTTACGGATGTCGCTACGCGCCGACGAATCGTCGCAGAACACGCCGTTGGCCCTCAACACGTGTAAAGGGAAGTTCTTGACGACATACTTGGGCTCTGGCCAGTCGTGTTCGAGGCAGAAGTCGTAACCCGTGATGAACTTAGAGATCAGCTCGTCATACGTGCACTCGTCGGACCACGCTCCGTACCACTCGTCGCACAGGCCTATCGACCGCGCCTGTTCTCTGAGTTCTTTACTTACTCTCTTCTCCGCTTTCGTCGCCATGTTCAATGATGTCTAAGGCCTTCATAGCCTCGATGATTTTAACGTCTTCTTCTTCGCTCACTTCAGGCGCCTTTACCCTCATCGTGAAGTCGTTCAACGCCTTTACCCTCGCATTGACGTACTCTGCGTCGCCTAACACCGTCGTGTCGCAGAACAGCATCGTGACAAGCCTTTTACACGTCTCGTCTTTGATGAAGTACGCACCGTCGAAATAGTCCCACTCGAAACTGTCGAAGATGTGGAACATCGCCGACGCGACAGCGTACTCTATCCTCCACATGCCTTGCAGGTCACTCACGCGGATGACGGGCATCGCCGTCCTCTGGCGTCCCTTGTACATAGGAAGCTCGTCGCGCAGCTTCTTCATCTCGGCTTTGTTTAACGCACGGCTGACTTTCTCGACATAGAAGTTTCCGAACCTCAGCCTCTTACCATACGGTAAACCTTTAACATTACTCGCTCTGTTCGTTTCCATTATCGTTTGATTTGAATTTGTTGTATAAACTGCATTGTCCGCACTTCAGCGGAAGGTAATAATGCACTGTCGTATCTTCTTTGACAGTCTCTTCCTTCTTCGCATTGGTAAGGTCAGCGATCTGCATCGTCATCTTCGCATAGTCAAGCGTACCGGGTTTGACGTTCTCACGCGCAGCCAACAGGTCTTGTAACAACGCGTCTTTACTCGTCTTCTTCTTCAAGTCACGCTTCTTGATCGTGTCCCTGTCACTGACAAACTTCTCCAACTGCGCCTGAGACAACGACTCCTTCGTCTTGGCGACCCTCTCCTGAAACTCCTTCGACTTCACCGTCTTCTCTATCTCAGCCTGTAAAGCACGCCTGTCCCACGTGAGACCCAACCTCACGCACATGGCCCAAGCATCGCTAGGCTCCCAACCGACAGCCACCAGATCAGCCATAGCCAGCTTGTCAGGAGTCAAGCCATATTTCTTGGCTAACCGTCTTAACACTAATGTAAACTCTTCATTTACAGCCATATACGAAAAATTTTAATGAACGATATACCAATTTTCGTGGATGATGCCTGAAAAATCGGGTTTTTGCCGTTTTAAGGCATTACACCCGCAAAAGTACTGATAGACACCACTTTAAACCAAAAAAATTGCATAAAACGCAGTACAATAAGTACGAAACCCCAAAAAATCAGATTCTTACGTATGCCAATTTTTCACTTTACAAACGGTACATAGACATATAAATCAATATATCAGTAATATCATTAAAAATTATTCATAATCAGGTAGATAGATATTCATATATAGATAGAATATTGATAATTCTTAGTGAATAATATGATTTATCATTGAAAAGTTAAAATTTGTTTAAATTTGCCGAAAAATTGATGATTTAACGAAAATTAACCTAGAAAAAGGGGTATCTGGGCGGAAAACGGGGGAGAAAAAATCGGAGAAAAAATTTTTGGGAAGGGTGACAGGCGCCCTATGGTTTTCGGTAATAGGGGGTGTGGGGTGTTAACTCATTGATTTACAGCTATTTACGTGGATTTTACTTCTAATAAAATACAATTCATTGATTTTCAGCCAGTTGCGAAACGAAAAACTAAACGTTTTAGTTATGTATAAAGTTACCTTCTCATCGCATATTTTCCCGTTTTCCGTATATTCGCATTTCCGCATTACTATTCATTTTCTTTGCATACTCACTCATTTATACAATATCCAGCTTATTGCATAGCTATTCGCTAGACCTGTATATTTATCGCAATATGCAATATACGCAAAATGCAATCTTTATGCGATATTATTGTATAAACACACGAAAAGCATACATTTATAGATATTCAGTCAAATGTATAGATATACCTAAAAAATGTAAAATATACTTTATATAATAAACTGGTTTATAAAAGTCGTATTTTTCGGTATTTATTTAGACACAATCCAAATAAAAAGTGTATCTTTTTATTATCTAAACCGCTGGCAATCAATGTATTACAAAATTACTTATTTTACATTTTCAGCTATATATACATTTAACTAAATTTTAACTTAATTGCTTTATTATTGTTAAATGTATTTAGTTAAAACGTCCATTTTGTCCTATTTATGCAATAAATTTAATGTTTGTTAACTATATTATTATTGTCACCTTATAGAATAGTGGTAAATTGCGGTCGTAATAGGACAGTCCTATTATACGACTTTTTAAATATTCATACAATTATGGCTAAAGTAACAAAAAAAGACCTGGAGCAAAGCCAGGCAGCCGACCGGAAACGAGGCTCATTGAAAAGGCAGTCAAAGACTGTCAAGAATTCAGACGGGAACGACATTACCGGAAATCTCTACTACATTGTCGATGATGAAAGAAAGGCAGCCAGCAGCGAATATCTTTCTACCATGCTGCCAGTTTTGAAGGCGTTCAAGGCAGCCGATACAAAAGGCTATCAGTCTTTAATGGACATTACAAAGTCCTTCACCCAGTTAGTCAAGGCCGAAAATGAAACGGAAAACTTGTACAAGGTACAAAGGCATTTCGGTAGAAAGACATTCGGAACACTTGATTATTACCCTACCGACCTAGAAGGCTTGTTATTAGTAATTAGTGGCTGTTATGCTGCAATTAAAGAAATGAGAATTGCAGATGCCGAAATTGCACGAAAGGCAGCATCACAAAAGCGAGAAAAGGAAACAGTTTCAAGTGCTAGCGATGAAACATTATTGGATGCTTTGACGCCCGAAAGGCTTGAAGTCCTTTTGAAGAAAGCAAAAGCACAAGCCAAAAAGGCAGGTAAATAACACAACATTTCCATCCATCCCGACAAAAGGCAGTCGTTTTCGGCTGCCTTTTGTTATACCTGGAAATTAGGAAATTTTGCCTAATGCAGCCTGTTAGGTCACAGATCTGACAGCCAGTCGCAAGCCTGGGAAAATGCAGAGCGGGCGAAATTGCAGCCGAACA